ATTAGTTGCACCCCGAGTATAATTTCTAAATGTGCTAGGATCAAAACCTGAGAACACTGTAGAGCTACCTCTCTTATCTGAAGCATTCATATTTAAAACTGATATCCTACCAGTGTTAAATTCAGTTAGTGTTTGCGCTCCTGTTTGTTTAGAAATAAAATTACCAGAATATAGAGATTTAGCATCTCCAGACCCTAAAACCCATCCTGTCACACCTGTTTCAAAATATAAGTATGTTCCAGATAGTCCTGTGTAAGAAGCGTATTCAGAATATCTAGTTTCTCCCAAAACAAAACCAGTTGCTTGATCATACCCTTCTGTATATCCTGAGAAGCTATATTGCCCAGTAAATGGGAAAAACCCTGAACCTAAAGAACTCACTCCAGTAATAGTAAAGCCATCATATCGTTGCCTGTTTTGATTTGCAGCTAAATTTAAATCTTCGATACTTTCAGAACCAGTGGGATTGTATACAGTGAGTATTCCATCCATTGTTGTAGGCACAAAAGTGTTGCTTAATCTTATAGTTTCGTTTTCTATACTGACATCTAGAACTTTTCCAAAGTTGCTTTTATTGGTCTTTAGTTCATCTTGAATTATTATTAGATCCCCAGGTTTGCAAAGTAGTGTTTCTAAACCAGCTGTGAAAGCTACCGTCTGGTCCTCTTTTATTTTAGAAAAGATATTATGTTGAGCGGCTCTTCTGGCCATAGCTCTTGAAGTTATTCCTATACCTTCTATACGTTTTTTTAATATACCTCTCTCCTTAATGTCTTCTTCATCTTCTATAACTTCTAGTTTAGGGGAAAAATTATCGAATCTATCTTTATAAGAAATCTCTATTGTGTTGGCTTGTTGATCCCTACTATTATTTGAGTAAAAGAATAAACCGTCTTTTACAGATTCATTAGTAAAAAGATTTACAGGTTCTCTAGGTCTATCATCTACGAAATTGATTTCTGAATTCGTAAAAAACGTTCTCCCTCTAAAAAGAGATGCTATTGTATTTATAGCGTCAAAGACTTGTTGTCCTTGATCAAAAACAACATTGCATGAAAATCTAGGTTCTTTGCCTCCTCTTCCGTCTGTAACCCCTACGAAATTTCCTTCATCATCTACTGCATCACAAAATCTTCCTATTTTATAAAGCTGCCATTTATTAATGCTTTGTAGGTCTATATGAGAACCCATTCCATATCTGACGTTAGTCAGTAGATCATATAAAATCCATGCAGGATTATCTGTCCATTGTAGTTCATCGTGAAAAGTGCCATCCCAATCTCCCTTATAAATTAATTTGTTTTTCGGGCTAGCATTATCGAATTGTTTTTGATTATCGTAATATCTATTGTCTATACCATTGTTAGTCGGGAAATAGTTACTAGGTATTTTAACCTTTTTTAATTTACAATCAAAAGATCTTGAAGGTATAGCGCTAAAACTTCTAGAATCTAATTTTGTTGCGATAATTGCTGAAAACGGATAAGTTAAATTAGAATCAATTATTTCAGTGACTTTATTTACAGAAACTATTTTAGATAAAAGAGCAGAATTGCTTTCGAAAGAAAGTTTTGTGATCTTCACATATCTTTGAGATGTAGCATCTTCACTAAGGGTTGCTGCTTCTATACCTCTTTCTCCATCTGCCGTCAAAGCTTCTCTATTTGTGGATACAGCATTAGGTAGTAGAAATGGTCTACGATTAACTGGGGAATCAGTATTACTTGGGTCTACTAAAAATGAATTATCGGGTAATGATTCAGGATTGCCTATATCTATTAAAGTATTACTTTCAATTTGGGCTACTAATCTAAAATTATATTTTTTAAATGGAATTTGGCCGTCTGAGTTATTATTCTTATCACCTACGGTCCCTGTTTCTACTTCGATATTTAAAACAGAGGGGAATTTAGTGCCTATACTCAAGTTCTCATCTTTTAATCCTTTTCCGACTCTAGCCTCTTTAACTTCTTTTATTAAAGTATCGCTAAGGGAAGAAACATCTAGAGTTATAAAGACATGAGATACATTTGGGTTATACACTGTATGGACTACAGGTACAGGTTTTTCGTCAAAATTAGCAAAGGAGTTCTGACCCCATGATGAATAATTTCTCTGAGTTCCTTCAGCATCTTTTCTTACATCATCACTTCCCTCTGATATTGGTAATCCATTTTGCAATTTTGTATTATAATTATTAGATATGGAACCTAATACATTTTCTTTTAAGAGCATATTTCTATCGGGAGATATGCGTTGAGGTGCATTTACTTGAGTCTGTTTAGTGTTAGGATTTCCAGCTGCTTCTCTAGTGGAGAATGGCCCAAATAATTCTCTATTATAAAAATGATCTATATTTATTTTTTTGAAATTAGAAAATAAATCTTGTTTCTCCTCTCCTTTTCTTATTTCTGCTAATACGTTACTGTAATTAAATTTTAAACCATTAGCTACTATATCATTAGAAAAAGAGCTAGTGTTAGACAATGTGGCATCTCCTATAACTTTAGAGTATTTAAAAGATTCCAGATCTTTTAGGTATGAAATGACATAAGAATCAATTTTGTAAGTGTAACCATTTCCGTATTTAGCTTTTCTTTGTCCTACATAAGAAAATAGATCAGTCGTTTCTCTCTCTGTCGGGGGTAATTCAATCAAAATAAAACCTTTCATCTCTCCTGTGAGAACCCCGTCTTGTGAAACTATTGGGCAAGTTAGGTCAGTATATCGAACCCCTACACTTTGTAATAAAGCTATCAAATCGAAACCATGTGTAGACCCATAAGGTAAGGTATTTAAATTTATGATGGAATCGCCTTTTTTGACTACAGCTCCAACTAACTTATCGTTTTGACTTTCAATTTTACAAACAATGAATGCTCCTCGTTCTCCACCTCTTAAATATTCGTCGAGGAGTTTGTCAGTGTCAGGTATCCCATTAGAGACATTTACACCTAATCTCTCCAAACATCTTGTAGCAAGAACTTCTTGTGTTTTATTAGCGTCTGCTCCTAAATTATTTCTAACAAGTGACCTTATACTATTTAACTCTGAGAAGACTAATTCGCTAACGACTTTTTGATTATCATGAAAGAATGGAGCTTCGCCAAAAAGAGGATAAGTAGTTGTTTTATTTTGATCTACAGCTGCTTGGAAAAACGTATTTTTTTCCATCCTAGATCCATCGCGAAATGAAGTTCTAGGTATAGTAGGATTAAATGCAAATAAAAATTTAGATTGCTGTAGTGAAGTTGATTCACTCCAAATTAAACTTGAATCTTCAACAGTGCCTTTAGGTTGAGCATTATCTCTATAAGCGGCATTAGAGGTAGAAAAACCAGTTTTTAATTCTTTGTTTAAGTGCCAAGGGAATACATCGCTTCCTAAAGCTATGTAAGCTCTGATATATAAACCAACATTTGATTGTTGAATAGGTAATAAGGGGGGTTCTATTTTAAAACCTGATTGACGTTCAGTATTTTTTATTATAATATCAGATGTCTTATCTCTGACAAACATCATACCTACGTCTGGCCAAGAAGCGGCTTCAGAAACATCTGTGTCACCAGCTGTAGAAGAAGGTAGGGCTGTTATCTTGCCACCGCTACTTTTATTAAGTACTTCGTCCAAAGCGCTAAAAAATTTTTTACAAGAAGTTGCGCTTCCGTCAGTTAATTGTAGATTTAAAGATTCTATTGTCTCTCTTTGGAATTCACTTATAGTAATTTGTCTAATGTTTGCGCTGTTAGTGACTGCTACAGCTGTGTCATCCAGATAAATGCCTTGTAAAATATTTAATCCGTCTACTAGTTGTCCATGACTATTTACTATTCCACCAATTGGACCATCACTAACCAAATCTAAAGTCTCAGCATAACTATGAGATGCTCCATATTGGAGTTCTCCCATAACGGGTGGTTTGTAAACAGGAGGTTTAGCTTTTTTGCTTTTTCCTCCTCCCGCTATGCCTATTTTTTTTAAAATGTGATTCATGATACTCTATTTCCTATGAATTCAGAATCGCTTTCTCCAAATATAACAAAACCATCTGAAGTCACAGTTCTAGTTTTGCTAGGTCTTTCCATTACTGTTTGAGGGTCTTGATTTTGAGGAAAAGATTTTATAGTTGCTTGAATTACTTGTGACCCTACTTTTAAGCGCCCATAACCTAAAGGAACAGGAGATCCTTGACTAGCGACATTAACAGTATTAGAGAATATCAATGAACTTTTGGAAGCGTCAGCTTCGATTTCTAAAGCTTCGTTTTCGGGTTTTGGGGAAAGAGCGTAGCTAATAGCTGCAAAAACTAATGCTTTTACTATAGTGGCTGCTAATCCTCCACCAGCGAGAAGTGTAAAAAAACCTGCGAAGATACCGCCTCCTGATATAGCGGGAACTAAATCTATAGTTTCTGGGTTTTTCATATGATCCATATCTGGACCATGAGTGATTCTTGTTTTGTTAATTATTAGATCATAACAGAAACCCTCTTTCTGTAATTCTATTAGTCTTTTAATGAACCCACTTCTATTACAATCGATAGCTTCTAAGATATCTTTTGGGTTAGATATGTTGAATTTGAATGATTTCCCATATTCTTGAGCTAGAATTCCGTGTATATTTACTATTGTCATTTTACAGCCTTTACCCTTTCTAGTATATTTACATCTGATTCTATAGTTTTAGGCGTATAAATATTTATTTTTTTAGTGTTTAAGCTGTATATCAGGAATGCTTGGCAACAATTATCGGCCATTTTTACGTCAAATTCAGATTCTGTCTCGTCCCCTGTGATATGGCTATGGAAAACAGCGACCATATCATACTCTTCTTTAAATAGTAGGTAGCTTAAAGGATTAATTAAAAAGTAAGATTTAGGGTCTTTAGCGATATTCTTCTCCAATTGGACTACAAATTCATCTTGAGTATTGTCATACCCTAAGAATCCACACACCTCTTGGGTGAAATACCTGTTTGATATTTCTTTTATCTTATGGAGGGCGGATACTTCTCCTTTACATCTGTGAATTTCTGCCATAACTAAATCCGTCAGTTCCTGGGAAACCTCCAAAGTTTGGGTTTTGGGTTGTTGGGTTTTTGTAAAGAGCTAATGGCGCTTCCTGATAACTTTGAGATATGCCTGTAAAATCCCCACTTCCTGTTAGATGAATAGCTCCTGTATGGATATCTAACATTGCATTAGTAGTTGTGGTGGGGATATGCCCTGTAGTTCCATCCCACCATGCCACTAAACTATGAGATCCATAAGATAGAGTCCCGTCTCCGCTACCAGTTAAAGTCCCGAATCTACCAGTACACTCATAATAATTTCTAGGAGCGAAGTCTATAGAGTTAGTGACATTGAACGGTGGGCTAATAGATTTCCTTAAATAATCTCTTTCTTCGTCATTGATAGCTCTGTTCCAAACGGCCCAAGGGCCGAGAGCGCCATTCATTGAAGTGGTGTAAGAGTCTGATTGTGTAGTATCATAACCTAAAGTCCCCCCGTAATACTCAACCGCGCCAAGCATGAAAGTCTGCGGCAACGCTTTGCCTTGATATGGAGGCCAAGTCATATTTTTTCTCTGCGAAAGGCTAGCGAAATTACCTAAGTTTTCGGATAAATTTTTTGTATCTTCATCGTTAGATACATGCTGCCCATTTACATAAAACTTTATAACAGTGTTTTCTTGCTCTCCTTCTCCATTTATAAAATCGGCGCTTCCAGTGCTATTCGTAATTATATATTGAAACCACTCCCTAGAATCCATGTTGTTTCTCTGCTCCTCATGGAGAAAAATACTTCGGAATGCGTTTTTATCTTCAGATGAGTCACTGGTATTTATTAAATACCCCATATAATTAGCTGAGACATTGTTGGTTCCTTGTTGTCTGGTTTTATCTGTAGAATCAGTATTGAATTCAGGATTAATTCTAGTATTAGAGTTAATATTTAGGAATTGGTTGTTTGGCCAATTTAAATCGTCTCTAGGGGAAGTGCTTAGAACTCCAGCTCCTATGGGGCTGTTGGAGTTTATATTAACCCAACCCATGATAGTAAACTCACCAGTTAGTTGTCCTGTTAACTCAGGAACTGTTGTGTGAAATAACCCTGTATTCATAGGGTCAGGATGCGTTCCTGTGTTAGATTGTCCTGATATTTGTATGCACTTAAAATCACTAGTGATATTTTGGCCTTCTCTGAAGGCTATAGAATCTGCAGTTGTAAATCTTTTTTGACATGCTGATAGTCTTTTAGAGCATCCATCTTTCCTCCAATAGCTGGGGTTTCCTTCTGGTAGTTGCCCACTATGCCCACCTGAAACACAAACGAAAACTGTTTTTAGAGGTGTTCCTATTCCATTTGCATTTTGACTTGGCAGAAAAAGAGTAGGGCTTTCTGTTACAACGATATCTCCTTTGTCATATTCTTTGGAAGGGTTCCATATTGCAGATGGATCATTAAAAAACCAAACAGGGGAATCAGCGGGGGCGTTATATTTAGGTACTACAGCTACTCCATCAATATCTTCGAAAGGGTTTCCGTCACTATCTTCTATTGGTAAACCTGCATATCTGCATCCTTCTCCCCTATACTGCCAATAACAAAATTTAGAAATTATATTTCTAGAATTGACACTAAAGTTATCTATATCTAGAGGAGAAGTCAGTTCAAATTCTACAAATAATTTTGATTCTTGGGTTTTCCTACCCATTAACCAAGTTTCGTTAGTCAATTCAGCGTTAGGGTCAGCTTCTCCGAAAGGGTTGCCTCCTTCAAAGTTTACGTCGTCTATAAATTTTACAGAAACACGTTTTCTAACAACCTTGGCGTTCTTAAAGTCTTTATATATCTGTAGGAATTGTGTGATAATATTGTTTTGATTAGCTACGCGAATCTTGGGTCTAGCTAATTTACCATCCCCCAAGATGTCGAACCCTTCACTTTCCATAGATAAAGGTAGGTATTTATAATCCTGCCAGACTATGGATTGAGAATAAATAGCTCCTCCATGAAAACCCATAAATAAGTTGGGTTGATTAACCCTATCTGGATATATTCTAAAGATCTCAAGTATAGCGGTTGGTTGTAGATCTAATAAACTACGTGCTACCTTGTTTTTTCCTTCTTCCGCCATAATGTAATTTACACTTTATTAGTATATAATATTAAAAAGAAGTGAAAATTACACATCTAAAAGGTCATAACGAGAAGTTGGAGGTTGAGTTTTACAATTTCTTTTTAAGTTCAAAGCCTTATGATTTCGACTACATACGATCAAAACATTTAAGGAGGCAAAAAATTAATTCTTTATTGTCTAATTATTGTAGAACTTGCGAGGTTTATACTGTCGAAGAAAATTCTAAATTCAAAGCGGCTGCTTTTTTTTTGGACGCTGGGGATTATTTGGACTTAGCATTTATATTTGGTGTTAGTAAGGATTTTGGGAGTTTGGATTTGATGGCTACAGCAAGGGGTTTTTTAGATCATGCGATGTATACTTTAGGTAAAAATTACGTTAAGAGTGAAATAAGGAGGAAGTATAAAGTGCAATCCTATAAAAAATGGATTGAAAGGTATGATAAAAAAGTCATAATATTTAATGACGATAATAATACCGTCATTTGGTGTAATAGAGATATACTGACAATTAAATTTAAAGTTGTAGGGGCTAACAAGACAACTGCTCATTTAATGGGTAAAGATCTTTTGCTGCGTGGAACAAAAAAAATTAAACATGGGCTGTTGAGAGAGTTCTCTGATGGAGAGGATACTTATCTACTAGATGAAAAAGGTATTGATTTTTTATCTAAAGCTGTTATTATCTACGGACATCTGTCAGATAATAAACAGAATGTCGGTAATATTTCTTTAGAATTTATCCCTAACAAATGAAAACAAAAACAATCCTTTACAAAGTTTACACCAGAAAAGGCGAATATCATCACGCTTACAGTGCCGAACTTAAAGGTTCTCGCGAATGGGCTATTGATTGTGCAAGAGCAGTCGATGGTTATGTGACTCAAGTGTCTGATGATTTACAGAGAACGGAGAAAAAAATCTATACTCATGGGGTAAAGGCTTAATGTTGACTTTAATTAAATCTATTTTAAAATCTTTAGAATTGTTTTTAGCTCTTAAAAATAAACAATTTTATTACGATTTACACAATAAACATAAGAAATTAGAATATGAAATCATTCAAGAAATCGAAGATCTTAGGCAGCGCGGCGGTAGTAATGACTCTGATCGGGCTGACCTCTTGCGCGAAAGACTTATCTCAGAGCGTTCAAGATTTAAACATTTATCAGCCTTCTACTCTAAAACTGCAGAAGAGCCAGCCGATTCAGACTGAAGAAGGTGTTTACACTCCACAAAAAAATGAAGTATGGCATTCTGATGCTAGGTTTCGAAAACTTGAGAGGCAGCTTTATTTCCCCAGTGGAAAATAGTTTTAATTAGATGTTACAATCTTCTTCTTTGACTTAAAAGTAATATTGTGGATACGGCGCTCAAGAGAATCAAATGCGCTTCTGGGATTGCAGTGCCTGTATTACCATTAAATTTTAGAATAGAAGGATTTTGGGCGAATGATACACCATTTAAATAAATATCATTACCTTGTTCTGAAAACTCCTCTAATGAATTTAGAGTGAGCTGCGCGTTTGGAGACAAATTAACGATAGATCTTTCGATTTGACTATTGATTGAGTCTCCAGCCCCTCGTAGCGTTAAGCTGCTAGTTGAATCTACATTTATTTCTAGACCAATTGCAGAAAACATAGCATTCATATCAGAACCTTCTAAGATATTCAAAGTGGAAAAAACATCGTCATCATCATTTACTCCAGTAAAACCATTATTGTTTTGGAAGGTAAAAGAGGTGGATTTCAACGTAACTGAAAACCCATCCCCGATCTCAATATTTGAATAAGAGGGGCTGTCTTCAAGTATTAAGGCATCTGTTATAGTCAATATGTTAGTAATAGGCGATTCTCTGTTTAATTCCAGAGAATCTGATTGAGAAAAATCCCAGTTTGGGGCATCATAAAAATCATAAATCTCTGCTTCATCTGCGTCCCAAGTGATAACCATATCTAATTTCTTGTCTTCACTTTCAGCTATATCTATAACTTCTTCATTGTTGATCTCAATAGGTCTTTCTGGATTAATTAGAGGATTAATATTGGGGTCTCCTATTGGATCTATTATAATTATATTACCTTCTACAGAGGATATGACAGCAGATTTAGCTACAGAGATGATTGATAGTAAAGTGATGAGCGTGTGTTTCATTTCTTCTTTTTTAGTATAAAGTTTTTTAGTTTGGTTAAGTTACCTGTCAACTTACCCAATAACCTACCCAACTTACTTTCTTCAGGGACGATATAGGAAAGAGTACCCAATAAACCGATGATTGAAATAATGAACTCAGGCATGGACCCCATATAAGGAGCGAGTATTGTATCAAATAAATTTTCCATGATAATTATTTTTTAATCATATTTGGAAGTTTGATGACATCAGGGACTTGAGTGACCTGATCATCTTCTTCTAGTTCGAATGTTTCTTCTGGATTCTCGATATCTGTTTTTTTCTTTTCACCCTCTTCAGGCTGTTCTTCAGGCTCCTCTTTTTCTTCAGGCTCGCCCTCTTCAGGCTCCCCCTCTTCAGATTCTTCCTCCACTTCTTCTTCCTCTTCTTCCTCTTCTTCAGGCTCCTCCTCTTCAGATTCCTCTTCTTCAGATTTCTCTTCTTCTTCAGACTCTTCTTCCCCTTGCTCTTCTTCGGATTCCTCTGTTTCCTCCCCTTCAGTTTCTTCTTCAGTTTCTACAGAATCCTCTTCTTTAACAGCTTCTCCTTCGCCTTCCTCATTATTTTCTTCTGTAGGTTCACCCTCGTTTCCTTCAGCTTCGTCAGATGCTTCACCCTCCCCCTCTTCACCAACAGACCCTTCATCTTCTCCCTCTTCTCCTCCTTCGTAACCTTCTTCAGATGTACCGACGACATCTCCATAACCTTTTTCTGCATATTCTACGATAGCTTCGGTAACGCCACCAAAAGGTTGGAACCCAATTGTCGTCTCAGTAAAATTATTTAAATTAGAAAATATCTTGTGTTCTTGCTCTGCTACAACAGCTATCTCAGTACCTTTTTCTTTTGTTGTTTTGGCTTGGAAGTAGGCTCCACTACCTATAGACATAGTGCCAGCCATTCCGATTGCTCCTACTTTTTGGACTGTCTCTTGTACGAAAGCGCTTAAACCAGTGGCGGCGCTTGCAGTTTGGGTTGTTGCTCCTGCAGCCGCTACTGCAGCCGTACCTTTAGCAGCTTTATCTAAGATATCTTTATTTTTTTCAGCTATTTCCCCAAGTTTATCCATAGTAGAAGTCTCAGGGGTTTCGCCTTTAACTTCTTGATTCTTATTTTTTTCGACTTTGTTTTCTTCTGTTTCTTCCTCCTCTATGACCTGTTCATTTACAGTTTCTTCTTCTACTTCAGAGCCGCATTCTTCACAAACACAAGACTTTCTTTCTAAATGTTTTATTCTTTGAAGTAATGTCCATGCTGTTTCTCTTGCATGGCGGTCTAAATCAGAAATAATGTCGCTATCTTCTGGATTACAGTATTTTTTAGCAAAAGCTTTTGCTTCTGAAATATCCTTACTGTCTTTGTCCATATTAATAATATATACACATATTTGGTAGCATTTTGTGTAAGTTAATTTACATGGACCTAAAAAATCTAATAAGAGAATTTATGGATGGCGGATGGGTTATTCCAATAATTGGGGCTGCAGGTATGATAGCTCGAATGCTAAACTCCAAAGTAGGATACTGTTGGAAGGAATTCGCTAAAAATGTTAGTTCTGCCGCGATACTCTCTATGATTTTATGGTTTATTCTGCATGATGCTCCCATAAGTGATTTAGTTAAAGCTGTTTCATATGGTGTTGTTGGTGTAATTAGTCCTGAAATCATAAATGGTTTGATTGCATTAGCTAAAAAATATGCAAAAAACCCTGAAAAAATAATTAAAAAATAATTAAAATGGACTTTAAATCAAAAAAAGAAGTTGTTAAAACCGTTCAAAAACTATTAGGCGTTTCTGCTGATGGCTCTGATGGTCCAATCACTTGGAACGCTATATTAGCTAAGTTATCTACAGATGAAACAGAGGTTTCTGGAAGTAGTATTTCAGAGAAGATGGTTAATTTGGCTCGCGGAGAAATTGGGGTATCAGAAATTGACGGTAGTAACTGTGGTCCAAGGGTTGACATATATAAAGCTGCTACTTGGTTGGACCCTGATAAGGGGTGGCCTTGGTGTGCAGCCTTTATCTGTTGGTTGGTTAGAGAAGCTATTGAAGGTCAAGATGTCTCATTTAAAAGACCTCAAAAAGCAGGAGCTTGGGATTTTGAAAACTGGGCTAGAAAGCAAGGCTCAAAAGGGGTTGATTTGCGGAAGCCTACAAATGAGGATATTAAAGCTGGAGATATTGTAGTATTTTCATTCTCTCATATTGGGTTAGCCGTCAAGGATATTGACTCTAGTGGTTATGTGACCACGATTGAAGGTAATACTAACGGAGCTGGCAGCAGAGAAGGGGGGTCTGTTTTAGAAAAACGTAGGCATGTCTCAAAAATAAGGAGTAGAATTAGGATTTTTTAGTAGAAATAAAATCTCGTTAGTGGAATATAGTTTGATGTCTAAAGTGAACATAGAAGTCGATCCTAACTATATATTCTCATACGTAGTGGGTAATTCTTTGTTTGAGCCTATAGAAAAATGTATAGACTCTACAAGGTATGAAGTTTATGACGCTTTCATCTATGATCTAAAAACTCAAAATTATTTAGATCAGGGCGAGGAATATCAAAATTTTTATTGGGAAGTCGTGAGATTAAAAAGGCTTGCTAGAGAAATGTCTTCTAGAGAGATAAAAAGTCTTTGCGAGGAGATAGCTGAGATTGCTCCAAAATACGTAGAAATATAATTATGGCTAAAAAAACATCAGGATTAATGGCTCCGACCAAAAAAAAGGTTAAGAATAAAGGGGTCCATTCTAAGAATAAAAATTCTTCCCATAAATCTAGTAAGAATTATAAGAAGAAATACAAGGGGCAAGGTAGGTAGTTTATGTTTCATAGTGTAATAAC